CGTTTCTCAATGCTCCTATCCTCGCTTATAGCGACGAAATTCGTAGTGCCGTGTTGCTGATTTACGGAGAGAAAGTCCATTCGTGTTATTTCAGCGAAGTTCTAAGATGCGGCATATCGCAGCTAAAACCGCCGCGAGATAAAGCCCGAAGATATTCATTATATTATAGAGAAGTGCCGTTATCATCTTCGCCCTCCGCTATGCGCTGTTCGTGCATGAATTTGTCCGCTTCGATGGCGGCAGAAGTGAAGCTGTTGTTCTTCCAATAGCTCGCAGCGCCGACAATGAATGTGAATATCAGGCTTATTATTGTATATAGCTCGCTGTATTCGACGCTGACCGGTGTTTTCCCGAACGCGGTCAGCGCCATATTGACTATTGACACAAGAGACAAAATACCCCTGACCCATGTGCCGACCGATATTTTTGTTATATTCTCAAAAAGCTTCTTCATGAAAATCCCCCTTATTTTCTGCGCGTGATATCATCTATGCGCCTGTGCGCGGATTTTATCGAATCCTCTGCCGCCGCCATGCGCTCGACGAGATTGTTGTGCTTATCGACTCGCTTTTCGAGCTGCGCGATGCGATAATTCGTCAGCCTGTTTGACGCGAGTATGCCGCCGAGCGAGCCGATGAGCGTACCCGCCGCCGAGAGCAGTGCCACAGTTATTTCTGCGTTCATCTCACACCTCCTCGAGACTGCCGACCGCGACCCAGCTCGAGATATCTCCGAGCAGGGCTTCGAGCTTGCCGCGGTTCTGCTGAACTTTCGTGACGGTATGTTTTTTCGGCGAGAGCTGGGAATCCGGCACGCGCTTTCCGCGCGCCGAGGTGCAGCCGCCGTAGACCGCACCGGACTTTATAAAAACAACGCTCCCGACCGAGACGGACGGTCTCGCCGCGAGTTTCAAGTCAGAGAGCCTGACCCAAGAGTTTATCTCCTTGAGCAGCGCGCGGCTCGGCTCGACTTTTGCGACGGTATGCGTTCTGAGCTTCACCCACGACGGAACGCGCTGACCCGTGGCATAGTTTTTGCCTATAATTTTCACGCGGTCGCCCGCTCTGATATCGGCATACTGCGCGACTTTTTGCGGCTCATTTTTCACGCAAAGCCCGTAAAATTCGGCTATCGACGCGGCAATCGATTCGCCGCACTTTTTCTGTCCCGCTTCCGTTTCGACATTTTTTCTGTCCGAAGAGCTGTCTATGAACACGGTCTCGATGAGCAGACTGCGGCACCCGACCGAGCGGACGAAGCCGAAATAATCGCCGCCCGCGGAATTGAGCTTTGTTTTAGCTCCCCTGTCGCGCAGTGAAAATGTTTTCGCAATGCCCGCGCTTATCTTCGCGGCGAGCTTTTTGCCGCCCTCGTCGGCGTGTTTATAATAGACCTCGCTCCCCGTTCCGCCGCCTGCATTCAGATGAATCTCGGCAGCCAGATCGAAGTTTTGACGGTTGACATAAGCTATCCTGTCCGTCAGATACATATCGGCATCGTAGTTTATGAGCACCGCGTCGCAGCCGTAATTTTTGAGTGCCTCGGCGATATAAAAACCGATTTTTCGCGCTATGCGAAACTCGTGAAAGCCTCCGCCGACCGCGCCGCTGTCATAGCCGCCGCCCGCCGATTTTCCGTGACCCACGGATATACAAATTCTCACTCTCGCACCTCCTCGAAGTAAATGCCCACAAGCTGCGACGGCAGATAGTGCATAACCGTGCCCTCGCCGCCGCTGTCGTCTCTTGTGCATCTGTAAATTTTGCCGCCGTCGAGATAATACTTGTCCTTGAAATACCGCATACCAGCGGCAGCGGTTATCGGGTTATCTATCGTGCCGTCTTCGCCTACCGTCACACGTTCCCAGTGCGCTGGGGTTACGCTCGGACGCCATGTGGGATTGGCGGATATAGCGTTGTAACAGCGATATAAATTCCCGCCGTCGCGCACCCTGTCGCCGATAGAATAATCCTTTTCGCCGCTCCACGGTTCAAACAAACTGATGCTCGTCAGAGCTTCGGCGTTTGTCAGCTTCGCGGCAGCTTTTGTTATCATCTCGCGAAAGCGTGTTGCCTGCGTCCTCGTCATATATCCGCACCCCCTGTGATGATATTCAGCGCCTCGTCCGCCGATATGTCCTCTGGCGGCTCAGCGGCTGTCCAGATTTGCTTTATCTCGGATTCCGTCTCCGTCCATAACTCGGTGTAATACCCGCCATCGGACGGATAAACAGCCGTAATTATCGGCTTGTAGCCGTACTGTAAAAGCAATGCCGGGTCATTGGTAAAAACATCGCCATTTTCTGTTCTTATCGGTCTCGGCGCGCCGCGAAGCTCGCCGTTTACCATTTTTCCGTACATTTAATCACCCCCATGTAAAAGAGCCTGTACCCTTATTGTAAAATGCTGTTTTGCTGATAAGGTCATAAAGGCACGGAACACCATCAGCATCAAGACACGGCTTGAAATCGCGGATTTTTCTGCCGCCGTCGTATATTGCGCATGAGTACAGTTTCATATAGGCATATCCATCGAAAAATGTCGCGTTGCGCGCAAAAAGATACAGATTTAGCGTATCCGCCGGAAATGTTGTTTGCGACGGGTCGGCTTTTTTATACTGTATACCGTCCATTTCGACGGTGTATTGCCCATCCGCATTGAAATGATATACATGTCTGTCTGTATCAGCCTTTTTAAAATATTGAATTGCGCTATAGCCGCAAACAAGCCATACCGCGCCATCAGGCGAACCATAACTGGATGCCGCCAAAACCATCAGCTGATAATTTTTATATGGGTCGTATACAGTCGTCAAGTTCTGAATGATACTCGCATCGACAAGGCAGAAATCAGCTGACATTCCTATGCTCGCTGAAGCTTTTACTCCGGTATCAATGCGCTGACTGCCTGACGTTTGTATATACTCTACTGCCGTAAAACCGTCAGGGAGACCTACACTGCCGCCTGATTTTTTAAGTGCCATTAGTCTGCGCCTGTTCATGTGCCCTCACCGACCTTCTGCGCCGCCAGGATTTTGTCTTTGAAGCTCAGCTCCCATGTCTCGCCGTTTTTAAAATCCGGCGCCGAGCCGATATATCCGGTGCCCGCAGGCAGAGTAACCGTGATATCGCCGCTTGCCGCGAAGCTCAGGCGCATCCAGCACTCGAACTTCGCGTCTTCGGGATACTGAACCGTCAGCGTCTGAAGCCCCGTCATGCGATATTCCGCATTGTCGGCGAGCGTCGCGGACACCTGCGCGGTGCTGTAGGTGTACTGGGCGGGCGGAGCCTGCGGAGTGAAGCCGAGGGAATTTATTATGACCGCCTTGAGGTCGGTAGTCCCGCCGAACAAGGCTTTTAAATCCCGCATACTCTCCACCGCGGCGGCGAGCTCGGGCAGGATGCCGCACTCCTCTTCAAGCTCGCCGTCAATGCCCATAACGGACGGCTCGAAGCCGAGTGTGAACACGGCAGACTTGGTTATTCTCGTCACCTCGAGATCATTGCGCTTATGCGCCTCGACCTGAACGGTTAGTTCGCCGGTTGAAGTCAGCGCTTCGGGCAGAGGGCAATATATAACGCCGCCCGTGACATAGGCGGGAGTGCTGTTTGCGCCGCTGATAATATTTGACACGATGCGGCGGCTCAGCCCGTAGACATCGAAGCTCAGAAGATAATACGAAACGTCCGTTTTCAGCTCATCGTTGAGTGTAATACAAAGCCGCGCCGCATTATGCTCCCCGCAAAAACAGAACGGCTCTTCAATCTGAGCCGTCCCGTCCGAAAGTATTGTTATTTTTATATCTCTCATCTGTTTTCCTCCCCGGAATAGTTGTCCTTGAGAAAGTTTGCCGTTTCCAGAACATCCCTGCGTTCTTTATAGAGTACGTTGAGAAGAACTTTAATTTTATATGCCTCGTCGCTCGTCTCGGGATTTGTCAGAGCCGAAAGCTGTTTTCTTTTCTTTGCTATGATCCCGTCGAGCACCTGCGCCTGCTCGAAATATTCGTCGGCAAGCTGTGAAAGAGTTCTGTTGAAAGTCATTTGTCTTCTCCCTTCAAAAGATAGTCAACCGTTGTGTCGAAAAATCCGGCAAGCTGTGCGAGCTGATGCAAAGTCGGCTCTTTTTCGCCGTTTTCTATCATTCTTAATGTTCTCAGCTGCATCCCGAGCGCATCGCAGAGCAGCTGTTCGCCTATGTTCTCGCTGCACCGAAGCTTTTTTATCCGCTCGCCCAGGGTGTTCGGCTCATACCGCTTTGCCGTGCTCACGGCGAGCGCACGCCTGACGGCTATCGGCAGGAAATCAACGGATTCTATATCATGCTGATACTTTACAGTGAAGCTCAGCGCGTCATATATTTTCCTCTGCGCCTTGTCGAGACACCGCGACACACTCGACGGGCATACACCCAATTTCTGAGCTATCATAGATATCGTCGAGCCGTCAAACCAATATGCCTCCGTGACCTGTCTCTCGCGCGGCGTAAGCCTTGTTTTTATCACCTCGTCGG